TCATAGACCGAAGGATATTGTAACATTTTATCATACTCAGTTACACGTCCCTTTAGAAGGTCAATAAATGACTCATATTCGTCTTCGTCTTCAGCATAAAGGTTTACCATCTTTGCTATTCTTTTCATGTTCTTACGCCATCGTGCGGACTCATAGTCGAAATCAGCAGTCCAGTCACGGTTGAGTTCGTCTTCTACGTTTTGCTCCCAATACTCAAGGCTTTGTAGGAGTGTACGGTATTCGTCCATTCTATCTTCGACGACTTGTTCTACATCTTTGTCTTCCATTTCTACAAGCCTGTCGTCTTCTATAGTACCATTAAACCGTAGTTTCGGGAACCTGTCGTCCACAGCTTGTTTTGCTCGGTTGTCAAAATAACCGCTCTTGTCAGAATAGTCTTTTAGGTCATTGTATAGTAATAGCACGCTGAAATCAGACACGTCTAGTATTTCGTCTACGCCTTTATAACTTCTGCTACGTTTTGGGATGGATGGTGTAAAGTCAGCTACATCGAGTAAGAACTGCTCCATGTTGCTCCACTCGTCTTTAGTTAAGTCAGCCAGCTCTGTAACTCCAAGAACTTTCTGGTTGGTAAGAAACTCTAGTTTTGCTCGTGATACCTCTGCGTTGACAGAGTTAGCACGGCCTTTTAGTAGCTCCATAATCTTGAGTGCGCTGTCTTTACCGAAGCCCGGAGCTGTAGCTATCCGTGCGTAACAACGTGAGAAGTAAGAAGCCAGTACAACCATCCAGTATAGTTTGTATTGTTTCTCGCTTGTGTGATGGAATGATGCTAACGTGTTTACCAGTTCTTTAAAAGATAGTTGTTTTTCTGGTTTGTGTCGTACCAGTGAGATGTCGTCAGCTACTTCATACACAGTATTATTAACTGCACGTGCGTATGAGTCATTTATCTTGATGGGCAGCATATCCTTTACGTCTACTCTCTGGCCCTCGTCTGGGTGTGCATCTGGGTTGAAGCTCTGCACAAGGTATTTCGTAGCTTCTTTTTCTAACTCGTACCCAGCAAAATTGACTCCTTGATTTTTGTCCCCTGTCGTTAGCTGTATCCACTTGTCGAAGTGCTTTTCTTCCGGGTCAAAATGCTCGACGGTAAGAACGCCGTCGTAGTACTTGTTCTTAAACGTCTTGAGTGTTCTGTAGTGTAGTAGTTCGTATGCGTCTTTCATTCTTTCTCAAAAATTAGAGCAGTGTTGTTAGAATAATGTGTTATTTTTCTAAGTTCACAATCCCAACACTCTTCTATCCATAGGCGTAATGTTTGGTCAACTTTTTCTTCTGTAAACAGATAAATATTTTCAGTTTCTTCGTGTACTGATTCTATATTATTCAGTTGTTCTATTTCCATCTTGTTTCTCCTTCCATTTCTGTCGTTCGTCACTGTCAAGCCATCTACCCATCGACTCGTGTTCTTGGTCTTTACACACTGCGTCGTATTCTGGGTATGTTGAACCTTTTTCTAAACACGTTTTACATGTTGTTGGATGTGTCATGGTAATTTGTTTCCATATTCTTCTATACATTCATAACAAATCCATAGACTATAGTGTGAATAGTCTGTATAAAGCTTTTCGTTTCCTTCTGCTTCTGTTCCTAGTTTGTCACAAAAGTCACAGCTCCAGGTCATCCCTCCAGTCATCACATCCATTCCTCGCCGCTTACGTCCATCGATGGTGTTTCATCACTGTCGTCTTTCTCGTTGTCCTCAGAGCCGTCTTTCTTGACCAGCTTATACTCGCTAAGGTCGGCTTCGTTTTTAGTGCTGACGAATCGTTGCTTCACTTCAGGGTCACCAACGGAGCCGTCCTTATAAACTGGGACACGGCATTTCATGCCGACAAAATATTCGATGAATGAGTCTACGTTTTCTTTTGCCGGCATGTATTGTTTTTATTGCTTGATGAACTCTGTCCGTGTGTATCCTCGGTCTCCTTCTTCGTCCCAAATCTTACGACGTCGGATACGAACTGTGTCGCCTTCTCCACCAGTTTCGTTGAACTTCCGTGCTTCGTTACCGTACATGGTAATCTGCACATCGTCGCCTTTGAACGTGACACTGGCATTGTGTAGTTCGTAGCCTTTCTTGTCATCGGTGTACGTGTGCTTCGCTTCCGCAAAGTTCTTTACGACATCGATGTAGGTTCCAGCTTCAAGATGTTGAACGTCGTTGTCGTCACGGTCTCGTAGCTCAATCTTCTTCGTGCTACCGCCGGGCCAACTCTGTTCGTAAACCTCCGGGTTTCCTTCAGTTACGTCGTCGTTGACATACTCTTCGTGGTCTTGTAATAGGTTTGTATCTGTCATGTTATTCCTCCTGTGTTGTACTATTAACTGCTTCTTTATAATCTTTTCGGTTGGCTCTTAATAGCACTTGATAACCCTTGTGCTGTGAAACAAAATATACATAATTATCATCATTAGAATTAATAAGATTTAATCTTTTAATAGTTTCTGAGGATTCTTTTTGTTTTGACAAAGTATGGGGATATTCTGTCCACCTTCCATGTAAATTTATTACTTCTAGTTGAACATCATCTGTTTTATTATTTTCCTGCTGTGTTGTATTGTCCAGTTTTAAATTTTCTATTTCTTCCATGTTTCCTCCTAATCTAGTTGGTCTTTCATTGTTTCTCTGCTGCCAATTTTCTTGGCATCTTCATGTAACTCATGGGCCTTTTTAAGTGTTTCGTCTTTGTCCACGTCCTCGCCTTTTTCTTTGTACGTCGTTGTTACTGTCGTGCCGGACTTAAGTTGTCGGAACTTAACCTTGACTTCTGTTTCTTTATCCGTCACAGCTCGTCACGCCTCCCAAAGGCGTACTCCAACGCGTCACTATACCACTCTAGTTTTTTCCGAAAAATATAAGCACAAGTTGAATCAGGATATTCAGACTTCAACGAGTCTATCTGCTCTCGTAGCTCGTCGAGCTTGTCCTGTAACTCAGACTCGGACCTCAAACCTTTGCCACGGCGTGTTTCCTTTATCTCTCGTAGGATTTCCTCACGGCTATCAAACAATTCAGGGGCCATGCCGTCTAAATCCTCTTCGGTAACTGTTCCCTTCTCATTCTCATCTGGCAAAACCTCATCCAACAAGTCAGACTCCGACCTCATACGTTATCACCTCTTATTATCGCCCATTTTCGCATAGACCTCTCTGAAATGTGTTTCCCCGTTGTCAACCCGTTATGAGCGGTTTGCTTATTTTTGCTCATTTTCATCCCCGCACCCCCTCATCAGGGATTTCTGGGTCTCTTGGAACAGCGTTGACCGCCTCCTCAACATCGCTTGGTTCTGGTGCGAGGGAGTTCTCAGCGAGTTGTTTCGCTTCCTCCGCATCCTTTGCTTCTACTATCATAATTGCGTTGACACTCACCATCCACTCTATTTCTTCGTCTGTCATACGTTATCGTTCCTCCTCGTCCTCTATAAAATCCTGATAATGTTCGTCACACAATCGGTGTCGTTGCCATTTATGATACAACGTATGATTCGGTTTTCTCTGACACCCGTCATACGTACATTCAGACCGTATATCCTCTGACGGTTCTCCGTTGTCATCTCTTGGCTTGATGCTTATCGGCGAAAATACTTGTATACGACACGTTTCATTCTCACAACGAACCCTGTCATTCGAAACATACCGGCCCGTCTTCTCACAGTGCGGGCACTCATCATTACTTGGAGCCTTAGTAGCACCTTCAACGTCATCTGTCATGTCTTTCGTTCCTCCAATTCTTCGTCTTCTTCGATTCTCATTTTTTCCTCCTTGTTTATATTATAATAATAATTTTTTCTTATTTAAACTTTACCCCATCGAGTAAATCAGGTACCAATGTTAGCGAATCAGTATGAACTTCAACATCTTCCATATCTCGGAAGTCTTGTGTATCATTACACTCAATCACTAAATGATAGCCGTTCGGGGTCTCAGTCTTGTAAACCAATCTACGAACACTGCCTTCATGAGCTGACCGAAGAACTTTGTCTGGATTCACATCTTTAGTGTCAATATCAATGAGATGATACTTTCTTTTTGAACGACATTTCTTTTTCTGAAGTGCTGACTTAAATTTACTTGGTATTCTTGCAAACCTGTTGAACCCTTTGTTTTTGCTGACAATATTCATTATATCTTCATGGTTGTCAGCAACCGCCTCTCTCAAGTCTCTTGGGTTCATTGTGATATACTTTCTTGTGTAGTAAGGTAATCCATTATCTATCGCTTTAAGTTTTCTTAGACCGCCCTCATAGTACTCCTTTGCCAACACAGCACGGTAAATAATATTACTTTTCAGCGACTCATTCTCTTTCTTTCTCGCAATCACACAAGCAACAAGACATTCGTGCTCTTTTAATTTTCTCAACTCCTTTTCAACAAAACTATTTCTCATGAATTAACCCTCTATTTTTGCTATTCTTTTGGTGATAGGATTGCACCCCTCATAGCATTCTTTGCACACCATGAAGAATGTCGTACCACGAGTATACCCTGCCTTGTGGCTATTTATCATTTCTGCTCCGCAGCAATCACTGACTATTCTTTGCGTTTCTTCGTCTGTCATCTCGTTTGTTTCGCTACTCATCTGCTTTAACATTAGCTACCGGTGTCAATCTACCTACAACTTCTGCTGTTTCATCGATTACATCCATAATAACAGATATATTTTTATAAGCTTGTGGTGCTTCATCTAATGTGTCGCTGTTTATATTAATACTAAACACGTCTTCCATTCTTTGTTGAAATTCTGTAACTGAAATACTATCATATGCTTCGTTCCTACTCATAACACGTCCTGCGCCGTGCGGAGCTGAATAATTCCAGTCTGGGTTTCCTTTACCTTTAATAATAATGCTGCCATCAGCCATGTTAAAGGGTACTATACCTCTCTGCCCTTCTCGTGCCGGTGTTGCACCTTTACGAACTATATTGTCTTTTGGACTTATAAAGTTATGTGGTGATTGTATACTATCAGCAGCTTCTACACCAAGTTTATATAGTATTTCTCCCATCATCTCACCCCGGTTTAAACTCGCATATCTTTGAGCTATTCGCATATCATGTTTATATTCTGCTGCGTCTTCACCAGTAAGATATGCTAAATCCTCGTCAATCTGCTCAGATTCTCTTCTTTTGTTGTTAAGACGGTCTATCATTTGTTCAATATTTTTTCCGCTGTATGCATCTCGAATCGACTCATAATCTATCTGTTCATCATCAACAAACTCTTTTTCTTTTTCTGTCAGTGTCGATGTATCCCATGAACTGCACTGTTCAACAGCTTTTTCTTGATGATACTGTGAAACATTAAATCCAAACCCTCTACTTCCACTGTGAATAACAATCCATTGATTTTCGTCTTCATCCTCTGCTAACTCGATAAAGTGATTTCCACCACCAAGTGTGCCGATACTTTGTTTTGCTCGACTAAACGAATAATCTATCTTGTCACAAATTTTTTCTACTTCGTCTTCAATAGGTAGTAAGTCCCGCTCTTCATTATGAACGTTTCTACCCATCGGAATAACGTCATTACACGCTATAACAAACTTTCTTGGTTCAACAGTTTCTGTCAGTTTAACTGCGTACATACCACAACCAATATCTACACCGACAGTGTTTGGACATACTTTATCATCTACTTTCATAGTAAATCCTATGACTGCACCTGCTCCAGCATGAGCATCAGGCATAACCTTTACAGGGTTCGTAAACGCTTCATGGTTAACCAACGTTTGAAGCTGGTCTATCGTTGTATCATCTACATGGTCAGTCTTGATTTCAGCATCAGTGTAATTTCCGTTTAGTGTTATCGACATATTACAGCATACATTTTACTTTTATTTAAATGTTTTGGTGTAGACGAATCCCACGCGCGCGTGCGTTCTAGAGTTTACTCTAGAGTGGAACACTAGAGTAGGAGAGCAAGAGTCAGCCTACCGAAGGGGGATTCCCTAGTGTATAACACATGACTGAATCCCCTACTAGTGGTTATCTAGAGAGTATCCCTAGAGTATACTCTAGAACGGGCGCGCACGCACGAAGAATGCGAAACAGACCGGGGTGCATTATCGGAGTGGTCGCCAATTTAAATAGTAACCAAAACATTTAAATATTAGTAGCCACATACTATTATATACGCCGCACGGAACCGGGACAGCCGGGCGGCTTGGGAGAGTGAGGGAACAGCACTATACGAAGGGAGTGAAATCATGAAAGACGAATTTGAATATTTAGACATAGCCGAAGACGAGGACGACGAAGACAGAGAATATGAGTTTCAGTTTTTAAAAGCAGCTGGTGGAGGATGGGTTACTTTCAATCAAGAAGACTCTGATATTGGAACAATAAAGATTTTAGATATATACGGCGAATTTGGTAAATGGACATATGCTGTTGAACAATTTGATGATGGCTCGCACGAAATAATTAGGTTTAAAGAAAAATAATACACCGGGGGCCGGTTTAGAACTGCTGCGGCATTTTAGAAGATACGTGGAATAACATCAACTCGACAAAAAATTAACTATCTGTTAGCTTATACAAGACCTATCCAGAAAACTTTTTGTTTATTAGGTGGTATGAGTTGGCTAAAAAATAACGTTGCTTAGAATTGATTGTGAAAGTTTGGTGTGCAATCCAGACGTATATTTCTATAGTTTGCACACTTTGCACACATTAACGCTACTAATAAGTGACAACATTTTTAAATAGTCATTACAAAAATGTAAATAATCGTTCACAGAAACGTAACAGAATTAGTTTTGTCTACTGTTTCTTTAGGTCGTTATAGAAACTTCGCCGTGACCGTCCTGTTATCCGTTTATACTCAGCTATTGATTCTTTACTACTGAGTGATTCGTCGCTGTGCAAATCGTGTGCAATCTGTGCACTGTCCGGTTCGGCTTCCTCGAGTGTACGTTTAAGGTACATCTTCCAGTCTAACCCTGCCTTGTCCAGCTCTTTCGCTTTCAACGCACAGCGGAAATTAAGTGTTTTTGGCTTTTTCTCCAATTTATCGATATATTGTATGATTTTATCGTGGTTTAAGAACTGTTTTAACTGGTTTAGTACTTCTTTATTGGTTGGCGTGAACTTGATATGTATCGCTCGTGTCTTTAATGCGTCGATGTTCGCACCGCTTCGTGTTATGACATTACATAGTAACAACGTTTTGTTATGACTCGTGAATGACTCCTCTACGTTGTCACCGCCTCGTGTTGTTCGCCAGTGAACACGTCGTGGCTCGGTGGTATCTGTCATCTGTTTAAGCAACGCTACGTTTCGTTTATTCTCAAGAAGGGTATCTACATCATCAAAGACTAAACTTTGCTTAGGATTGTCTTTAACGGTTTTGAATAAAGAATATGGTGTGACGTGTCCTGTGAAATATGTGGGTTCGTCTTGGAGGATGTGCTCGGCGTGGTATGATTTACCAACGCCTCCACGTGATTCTATGAGAAGAAAAGAGATGTTGCCAGAGCTGTACGCTTGGAAATAGTCGTACAGCTCGGCGTAGTGCTCAACGTGCATAAATCTTTTATGTGTTGTCTACTATCTTGTATGTGTTTTCGTCTACTTGTATCCGTTTATTAGGCGTTCCGTGTTCGTCTATGTAGTCGTCTCCTATCCCTTGCCGTTCACATGTTCCACATCGTCCGTTCCTCTTGCTGAGTGAAGCGTGTATGGTTTGTCCACAGAACCGACAAAACCATGACTTTGTTGTGGTGTCGGTTGCGTTATCAAACCGCACATCGCTCATCTGGTAATGAGGTGTTTCTTGTGGTCGTCGTTCGTTATTCATCGTGCCTCATTCACGTAGTCTTTATGTTCATCGTGTAGGTAGTTTCTGGCTTGTTGCTCAAGATAATAAAACAGGTCAGTTTGTATGACTTGCTCCATCGTGTCATCGTTTTCATAGGGTATACCTACATTTCTGCCGTAACGTTCAAAATCAGCCCCATAATCTAACCATAAACCGATTAAGTCGGCGTTGTAAACTGGCGTTACCGTGTCGGCTATCTCGTGGGTCATATCTTCGGGGTTTTCCTCGAAGTGTCCGTTTTCTACGTAGTCGTCTACGTAGCTTTTGACTTGTTCCTCTAACTCTGGTAGTGTGTGGTTATATTGTATGGTCGCTGTGTGTTTTTCTTGGTTCATTTTAGTATACCTCCCGTTGAATCTTGTCTCGTAGCTCTTTAAGTGTTCGTGCTATCGGTGACGTTGCTATGGTGTTATCGATGGCGCCATTTATAAGGTTTGTGACCTCTTGTACTGCGTCTTGTTTTCCTACTCGTCTCCCTTCATCGTACGCTTTGTTGGCTCTTGCGGCTAGTTGTTCATCCCTGCTGTTGTTTGGTTCTGCGTCGTTTCGTTTATTTGTTTTCATTCGTTACCTCCGTTGTTATTTTCGTTGTGGTCATGTATGCGTGAGATGGGTATATAAAGTTAGTCATGTAACCAAGCAATGACACCATTTATAAAACCTCGTATCATCTCGAATAACATAACAAAAAATAAAAAGAGTGTGGCTATAAACCACACAATCGTTTTAAACATCTGGTTAAGCTACGAATCGCTTAACCAACTGTGGACGGCGTTACCCAACCAGTGCGTCCCCAATACACCAAGTGGTGCGATAAGTAGGCGTGGGTCAGTCGTGAAAAACGTGACCCCGAACGCTGTTAGGTATCCAATGGTGTATGTCGCTGTGCTTTGTTTTAGGTTCATTCTGTCACCTCTACACTCATATATCCAACGATTATTTTTAAGTATTGTGGTTTTGTGTTGTTACTGTACGGTGGAACAAAAAGTTTATAAGTAACAGGTAGGTATGGTATAATACGGAGGTAACAAAGAATGACTATAACACAAAAATGTAAAGCGTGTGAATCAACTGACATAAGAACCTACACAAATGGCAGTACTATTAATTTAGAATGCCGACAGTGTGGACATGTAGATTTTAGGTAACAACACAACACTTATAAGGACACACCACACAATAAGACATAGGAGGTAACAAACACATGAATCGAACACAGTTACACGCTTTAGGGTATCTGACAATAGACCAGTGGGTAAGCTTAATCAGAGAGAAAGGTGAAGCTGGTAAACAGCTTTTGTCTGACTATGAGCGACAAACTGGTTATGGTATCGAAGAACAAGTATTGAACGTTTTATAAACGCGCCCCACTCCCCGGAGCGCGTCATTCTCTAGTTTTTACCATCTCTATTTATAAACCCAAAAAAGTTATAAAGCATTAAAATATAACTCTAGAGTAGTGTCTAGACCTCTAGAGTGCTAAGACTCTAGTATAAGCTAGAATATGTAACACTAGGATAAGGAACACTAGTATAAGCATAACTCTACTCTAGCATAATTACAAGGGATTACACAGGTAAGTACACAGGTAAAATAACACAGGTAAAATAAAGAGGTTATCCTCTAGCCTATCACTAGATACACACTAGATTACACACTAGAGCATACTCTAGTACGCACGCACGTGTGCGCACGTTCGCATAATATAGATGCTGATTGTCGTACGTAGTGCGAGAATCAGGCAGGCTTGTTCTGCGAATAACGTTCGCATAACAAGCATTATGCGAATGTTATTTTCTTTTGCTCGAGCTTGTCGCTGATATATAAATCTTTTGGTAAGATGTTGTCACTTGGTCGTTGTACCAAAGACTTATAAAGGTTAAGTACCTATTAGGTAATAGGAGGTAACAAAAATGAACCCAACCACAGAACAAATAATAAAACAAGCACAAGGAAATACCACGACATACATCACAGAGCACGACCACAAAAAAGCAAAGCAACGAGTCAAAGCTGGCATACTCAGCTAATAACTTCAAAATCTCCGAGAGGGGATGACTTCTTTTTTTCTGGTGGGGGTGCTTCTCATTGAATGTTTGCAGCAAAAACACTTTACGTTCAATGTCTACAACAAAATTTTATTTTAAGATTCACATATACTTTTGGCACTATGTACCAAAACATTTATAAAGAAAAAATATCATATGAGATAGTATGGCTGGTACAAATTTAAGTTTTAGAAGCCCCGGAACGTTTGCCGGGAGTGAATATAGAGGTTATATCGAGTTTAATATTGACCCATACTCGGAGTATAGTTCTCATATATGGTTTACGTTTGATACAATAAAAAACGAAGACGAAAGATATATTTTATTGGACGAAGAAAGCAGTAAAAAGATGTCGATTCATAAAGAAGAGGGTTTAGTAGTTTATATTGATGATATAACGTTTAACGCTAGGCTTAGTGAAAAGAAGATTAGATATATAGAAAATCATATAGAAAACCAGGATTTACCGAAACATTTATAAAGAACCAGTGTCTATATAGTAATAGACGCACGGGCCAACGAAAGAGCCAGCTTTATAGGCTTGCCAGTTGTTGACGTGCGCTCCGCCGCTGGTCGGGTTGAAACCAGTTTGAGGTTGGGAGGAATGAACATTGCTTCCAGCCTCGTTACCTCCCTTTTGTGTTGATTGTTCTTCGAAGAATCAACTCGTTTAAATTCAACACTATGTATTGAATTTTACATCATGATAGCAAGACTTAGTAAAAGTGGCAGTATGTTTATGGTCATCGATGACGAAGGCCGGCTGTACTCGTTTCCAGCTAAACTTATAAAAGGTGTACTGCACGGAGAGGACAACCACCCGTTTCACGCTACGAGGCTGGCGACTGAGGATGGTTTGTTACGTGATAAACGGTTTGGCGTTAGTGACGTGTACTTCTTTGATAGAGAGGAGGTTGTGAACCTTGAAGAGGCGGTTGACATCATAGGTGGAGAGGAGCACGTTGATGAGGCGTTGGCTCGTAACGAAGAGAATCAAGAACGAGTAGAGAAACGGCAGCGTTATAATGACATTGAATTTTAACAAATTTAGCATTTTAAAATTGTTGTCGTTTTTAAGTATTTTTACAACACTAACAGTTTATTTATTATTAAAAGTTTTAAAACATTTATAAAATTTAAATGTTGAATATCGTGCGTAGCGCGAAATTCAAACAGATTAATTTGTTTTAATATATGGCAGAAATAATAAAACCAATTGAGATAGATAGTGAGTTTAAGCAACAAGTAGACGAGGATATGTCGTTTACGGAGGAAGAAAAAGAGTCGGGCTCCCCACGCTTTTTAGCATCTCGACGCAACCCGGCTATCTTTATGCGTGAGATGGTCGGCGTTCAACCGTATTACTGGCAAGCTCGTGTGCTTACTGACATCGGACGTGCTATCCGTGGTGAAATGGATACAAAACGGTTTGCCATCCTTACATCTCGCCAAATAGGAAAATCGACGTTACTTGCAAATCTTTCTCTATGGACAGCTATGTTTAACCATGCTGCATTCGGGCCTCACAACACGACAAAGATTGGCTCATTCAGTATGACGGACGTTCAGTCTAAAAAGTTGATGGGTGAGATTAAGAAGTGGATGCACAGCGGAGATGCGCATATGCGTGAGGAGATTGGAGAGCGTGAGTTCTTTACCAGTCTTATAGACACGGATGAAGCAAATAATAAGACGACGGTTACGTTTGAAGCATACGACCCATCGTTACACGGTGAGGTTTTGAAAGGGGCAAAAGTTGGGCCGAGTATACATACCTACCCACCAACGGAATCAGCGTTGGGGGAAACGTTTAGTGCTGGTTGGTTGGATGAAGCAAATAAGATTCCAGACTATTTTTATGAAGAGATATTTTCACAAACGATGAATGCGTCTGACGGTGTACAAGTATTTACTAGTACGCCTTATGAAAGTAGTGGCTTCTTTTATGAGATTATAAAAAACCGGGAAGATTTAGACGTTAAAGTATATTCGTTTACTATAGATGCGTTACGAGCGGAAGAGTTAGAACACGCTCAAACACAAGTTAAAAGTGTGGAAAATACTATGGAAACACTACGGACACGGGGGAAGTATGACGCTGTGGACAGACAGTATTACTGTGAATTTATCCAAGGTAAGAACCAATACTTTGACCCGGATTTGGTTGAGGGTTTGTTTTCGGACGGTCTAAGCCAAGTAAAAGAGTCAGAGGAGCCGGTGGATGTCGGCATAGACTTTGGAGGCTCAAAAAGCTCTCACACGGTTGTAACAGTGAGTACGTATGACGAAGAGAACGACAGAATAGAACGTCTTTACCACAAACGGTATGAGATACAAGGTGACTTGAACCTGTTAGAAGACTTGGAGATTATCCACGAGTTGTTCAATGTCCAACGAGTTATACCGGAAGTTTGCCCGGCGGGAGACCATTATATTCAGAAGATGAAGAATAATTATGGCTGGAACGTGAAACCGTTTAATCCGTCCGGAGACAAGGCTTCAGCGTATAGTGCGTTCGACACGTGGCTACGACAAGGCCGTATATATAGTTATCCGGACGAGGATTTAGAAGAGGAAATGAAGGCGTTGGAACGTGAAGAGATGCGACGGACGACGCGAATCGAAGCACCGCGTAATTATACGGATGACATGATTGACTCGTTTGTTATGAGCACGTGGTTCTTCGTAAAAGAAGATAACAGCGGCAGTAAGAGTTTATTTAGTTTGTATAAGTAAAATGACTAACGAAGAAGAACAGGAAGACAGTCAGTATATGCTTCGTAACGAGCCAAAGATGCCTAGCCGCATCGAAGTATATGGACGAAAACGTATGGCGTACGGGTATAGTGGTAAGTATGCTGAACAGTATGCTGATGAAGAGTTAGAAGAAACATGGGGCAAGAAGAATGAAGCAAAAAAATAATCAAGACCAGTGGGCTGACCAGTATGGTGATAAACTCCGCCGGTCCGAAGTAGACATGGAGAACAAGCTCCGATTGTTTATGGATAAAGAAACGGAGCGCGAGTACCTCGATGAAGTCTATGAACGTGTAAAGCAAAACCCACGTTTTTATTTAGATAACTTACCAGACTTACATATGTTTCGAACGAGGTTTAAAAACTACAAACCGTATAGTGAATATTCGGATAAGACACTTAAATACTTCCATTGACCACACCTTTTATAAATAAAATGTTGTCGGTCATAAATAACTGAATAGGATTATTCTCATCTGTGGCTAATTTTATAACTGAATTATTTAAAAGCGAAAAAGAACCTATTACCGAAGCAAACAGTAAGGGTGCAAAAGAGGATTATGAGACCGCCTTTCCGTCTCGTCCTCAACAGCAAAGCCCGTTCTTCGGTGAAACACCAGACTTTAGTATAGAAAAAGCACGGGAGTTATACAAAGAAGACCCTGTTGTTAGAGCCGCAGTTCAAAAGACGGTAAATAAAGTACTTACTGGTGGTTATCGACTTGAGCCAAAAAACGGTAAAAGTGGGATTAAAAACCTTCGTCAGAAGATTAATGACCGAAGCGATGCTGGTCTTGACTTTGAAAAACACCTCGAAGAGGTTGTAGGTAATCTCGTATTGTATAATAATGCTTTTATCGAAGTACGAGAAGTTGGTGGAGAGAAGTATGTTAACCTTCTTGAGCCAGAGTTTATGGAAATTCGCACCGCTGTAAACGGTGACGTAAAGTTTTATTATCAAGACGTTGACATCGGTGACTTAACAGATGAAGTCGATACACGACCTACGTGGCAACCCGAAGAAGTTGTTCATATAAAACAAGCACATTATACTACTAACGCTTGGAGTCCTGTTGACTTAGAAGCCGTCTATGAGACGCTTCTTATCAAAGACTACGTTCGTGGCTGGATTCGATGGTTCATGGAGACACACCAGATGAGGCCACACGTTAATGTCGATGAGAACACGTCGGATAAAGACATCAAGAATATGCTTGATGACTTGGAAAACATGAGACACCAAGTTGACCATCCGTTCCCAACACAGGGAGATACACAGATTGAAAAACTGCAATCGTATGCTAGTGAAGCTGAGAGTTTGCACGACCTCTTAACATGGTGTGACGACCAGCTACTTATGCTGATGCAAGTACCACCAGTGTTGCTTGGGGACAATAACGACACCAGTAAAGGCATCGCAACAGAGATGCGGAAGCAGTTCAACGACTACGTAAAGTCGATTCAACGAACAGTGTCTCGTTACGAAGAACGAGAGCTGTTCCCAAAGCTTGGCGCACCATCTGTAGCATTGAAATGGGGAGAAGCTGACGCTACAGCTCACAAAGAAATTATGGAGACTGTGCGTTCGATGAGACAAGCCCAGATGACTTCGGATGCTATCGAAGAATACCTTGAGATGAGAGGTATGGCGTTCGAGACAGACCAAGTGTTTAAGACAGATGAGCAACTCGCTCGGATGAATAATAAAGACTTAGGCACTGGTAACGAGGGTATCAAAGGCAACGAGTCTGCTGACACAGCACAGAGCAGAGAACGACAGTCAGAGAACGATATGCAACGACAATCACAACAAGCAGGTCAAGATGCAACTGAATAATTTTCCAGAATACGTACAAGACTACCACAGCCACGTTAGTGACTACGTAGGCGGTGGAGCATACGGAGACCGAGTTGCGTGGCGTTGTGTAAAGGATAAACTACAAGAAACTGACAAAGGCATGATTGCTGAGTCAAGTGATTTCCGACCAACAGAAGTTTACACGTTTGAACTAGACGAAACCGAAAAGAGTATTATTTACGAGTCGGAAGACGGTGATTATATGCTTGAAGCTGTGCTGACAAGCACAGAACAACGAGCAGACGGTAAATATTATACCGAAGACGACTTACGTTACATGGCCCGACAGATTAATCAGAACGGCCTTAGTATGCCGGGCGTTGGTAGCCACGATGAATTTAAAAAGACGGCTATCCAAGAAGCTATGAACGAAAATAGTATCAAGAAACGTCTAAAACAAGCCCGTGGTTGGCTGGACGACGTTACAGCTAAAGTGAAAGAAGGCAAGCTCTGGATTCAGAGCAAGCTCGACAAAGCCATGAAAGACATGGCAGAACAGTTTAGCGGCCTCAGCATCGAGGCTGTTGGGGAGGTTAAAGGGGATAGGATGTATAAACCTAACCCTCTTGGTTTTATCTTTACTGACAATCCTAAGAATCCCGCCTCTTCCATCGAATCATAATGACAGGTTATCCACGAGTCCTTGTTGCGACGACAACGTACCAAGGCAAAGACTACGCTTTTGAAAAATACATCGACTCCATCAGGTCAATCAAATATCCAAATTACAAGCATCTGATGGTAGATACGAGCCAAGGTACATCATACCTTTCGACCCTCAGACGAAGAGGCGTGAGAACGCTTCAAGCGGATGCAGGCGACGATGCGTATGAAGCTGTGACCAACGGGTACCAAAAAATCTGGGATTATGCGTTGGACAACAACTTTGATTACGTATTGACAGTCGAATCCGACTTATACCCCGAACCGGATGTCATCGACAGGTTACTGTTGCACGACAAAGAGATAGTCGGCTCATGGTATTTTCTTGGTTTACCACACCAAGACGAATACTTCCAACCGTGTATTATGGTCGATAGAGAGACCGAGCAGGGTATGATTGGAAGCCGGATGCTTGGAACGAAATACAAGTTAGACGGCGGGAAAGTAATTAGTCGGCAGGAGATAGGCCGGTGGTGGAAGAGTGGCTTACAACCGTGTCACGGATGTGGCTTTGGCTGCACGTTAATCGACACGGATTTGATGGCCGAGATACCCGAATTAGACCACATAGACCGTGGCGGCGACAAACAACATACCGATACATGGTTTTACTTTCAATTACGAAACAACGGCATTCAGCCATTTGTTGACACTGATAGGGAAGTAGACCACGACCCCAGTCCTTGGACGGACAAAAAGACGTGGAGAAAGGAGCAAAAGACATGACAGAAAAAGAATTTACACCCAAAAAACGAGAAGAACAACGACGGAAACGCATCGAAGGACTCTCTGAACAAAAAGAAAACCTGAAGAGAAAGAAAGAGCTTCGGCAAACGATTGCAGATGCTCGTGACACGATGCACGAACGTCGAGTTGAAGTTGGTTACGAGAAAAACGAATACGGCCGGCCAGAATACGTATATGACGATGAATATTGCGAAGCTGAAAAAGAACGGCAACAAGCTGTTTATGAACTTAATACTATGGGTGACAGCGACCAAGTTGCACAGATTGATGCACAGATTGCATCGGTAGAACAGCAGATTGAAGAACTAGAGGAGAAACAAGATGAGTAAAGAAAACGGACAAACAGACGAACAAGATGAGCAAGATGTTATCGACGAAGAAACAGTTGAGCAAGCTGAAGAAGAAACGAAGGATGAACTTCGTGAGCAGATTGAATCAGCTATAGAGAACGCTGACATCTCTGATGAAGATAAAGAACAGATTAAACAAGAAGCTCGTGAAGAGTTTGAAAAAGAACAAGAGCGGAAAGAGATGAAGTCTGAACTTGAACAAACAAAAGAACAAGTTGAACAGTTACAATCAGAATATCAAGATAAATTAAGTGAGTTAGAAGAAAAGATGGAGAAACAAGATAAGAACAACGGTAGTCGAAGTAAGGGTGTCGCACGAGATGACAGTCCGAACGACGAACCCGACGAGGATGACCAGACGAGTGTAGATGAATTGATTGACGACGAAGAAATCAACGAAAAAGCTTGGGAGAATCTCAAGCAAAAACATTCAAGTTTTTAGGAGGAATATAACATGACAGAAGCAAAATACAACCTAGGATACCGAACACTTTCTAACGCTGCCGGTTCAGGTAGCGGTAAACAGGCTATCACTGAGGCTCTTGACGCTAACGCGTTTGATACGCAAGAAGCCGCAGCCGACCTCGTTAACCCCGAACTTTGGGACAGACGACTACGAGCTTACACCGAAGATGCTACACCTCTTCAAGAGGAAGCAGAAATCGAAGATGGTCTTCTTGACCAAGCCGGTGATACATATAACGTACAGATTGATGTTGAACCTAGTCCAGCAAGTCAAACGGACGAAAGTGATGCAGCTAGCATTCAAGCACTCGACTACAATCAAGTAACGTACAATCCAACTGAGTACACTGTTGGATTCCAAGTCTCTGACAAAGAGGCTCGCCGAGCGTTCTTCGATGTTATGGACAATGTGTCCAAAAAGATTGGTTATGCATTTATCACTAACCGTGAAGACAACGCTATTAGCACTGCTGAAAGCGGAGCAAGTCATACGGTCTATCCAGGGACTGCAGCAGCTGATTCAGACCTCGCATCAGGCGACACAATGGACTATGAAACCGTTGTTGACGCTGTTCGAGTTCTTAAAGAAGACAACTTTGAGGCTAACAAAATCTTTGTTACGCCAAAACAGTTTGCAGACCTTTCAAAAGACCAACAGTTTAGCTTCGTTGACCACGCTGGCACGGATGAAACACTCCGAACCGGACGTGTTGGACGAATCTATGGCTGTGAAGTCTTTGAAAGTAACCGTCTAACAGTTGATACATCTAACACCCCAGACATCCACGTTGCCATCATGACTGGTCGAACCAACATGACTGGTGAACGGTCTTTCGGAATCTGTAGGAAACATCTACCAGAAGTCCGAACTGAATATCATGCTCTTGACCGTAAGACAGATATTGTCGGAGCGGAAGAGTGGGATATGCAAGTTCTCCGTGAAGACGGCCTTGCAACAATCCGAACAGCTTAAAACGCTGATTCATAATTAACTGCTTTTAGCAGTCACCCACCCTGATTGGTTTCCGAGGTTCGATTCCTCGGCAGGGTATTCTTCTTTCATGAACCAATTTATAAAGAAAAACGAGGATAAATTTACTAAAGACGCTGATGGTGCTACATCAGTTAGAACTACAGGAACTCGTGGTTTTGATGACGTATTTGGAAAAACTATCGTTGATAGCACACGTAACGAAGCTGATATAGCCAGTCATTATCCCTTTAATCCGGAGCGGTGGCGATTCTATCAAACAGATGATAGTGAATCAAACAGAATATTCTTACAGTATAGTACTGATTCACGGTATGAACACCAACGGTTTGACGGAAATGGTGAATTTGACGTACATACTATTAAGCCGGGCAGCGGAGAAACTCTTATTTTTCAAACACCAGAAATATTCCGTTATGTTGTTGGCTATGAAGCATTTGTCACACAAGCATTAACTATTAATCAATCACTGCAGAGTGGTGATGTTATTCGAGTTGGTCCGTTTGATGGACAAGACGGCTATGGTTTAAAATTCACCAGTCTTACTGGTACTTCTCAAGCGGATATGTTTATCATGAGAAACGGAACAGAGAAAGTTGTTGAAACCGTTAACGTACAAGATGTTCTTAATAATTATACTCGGTTTGGTCACCTGTTTGCTTGGTATAATGTAGCTCGTTATAAAGCATTACAAAGTTATAGCCAAGACGGTGAGCAAATAAACGATGAACTTGGTAAGATTAGTGTTGATGATTCATCACGTGGCCCACGACAAGGAAACCAAAGGATTCGGTTTAAGATTACAGCAGGGAGTAGTACATCTAATTTAGAGCTTAGTGCTGGTAGTTGTGGATGGCAAACTTTTGGAGATGTAGAGCCCTTTACACGGGCAAAAGTATTTAATATATCTACTTCTGGCACTACTATAGACAGTACGGACACATGGGTTCCATTTGCTGCTATGAGGAAAAACCCTGATTATGATATCGTTAACACCCAGATTACTGACATGAACATAGGGGAGTTTACAGGAGATGGCTCTATTCGTGTATTAGCTCAAAGTGTAAGTCCAGAAAAAACTGATGCAACTGGGTTTGTGTCCCCAGAAGAGCATAACTCCAAAAATAGTGTTATACAAACTACACAAAATATAACAACGTTCCCTGACAGTACGGGCACGGATACCGGCAGTGCTGCTAACCCCGGCGGCATCCAATTAAATTACGATGTCCGTTACCAAAGTGGGCAAGGGACTAATGAAACAGTTAGTGAGAGTAGAACAGCTACGAAGCGAGTGTTTTTGAATGGAGATGTCATTGTTTTACTGGCTAACGCAGATGTAACAGGCGATGTTAGGTTAGATATAGTAACGGAACAAGATTGGTAAAATGGTTAGTTATTGTGATGTAGCAGACGTACAAGCTGAATTACGGGCAGAAAACGCTTTTGACGGCTCGACTATCCCAACAGATACACAAGTATCTAATTGGATAGAACAAGAATCTGACCGAATTAGACGCATAGCTGACCAAGAGTTTGGTGAGCAAAGTGTCACGGACGAGTATCATATGTATGCCGGAGGTGGCCTTTTGCCACGAAATACCCCGGTCATCAGCATAGATGAGCTTGAATACAACGAGAATAAGCTTGGTAGTGAGGATTGGGAAGTACTTGTTGCGGGTAACGACTTTAGGTTCTTGGAGGATAAAGACAGGATAGAGTTCGTACCCGAATTCCATCCTAAGCATGGTCAGAGGCGTTTCAGAGTAGATTATACCTATGGGTATACCAGTACCCCTAAACGAATAAAAAGTCTCTGTGCAAAGCGTGTGACGCTTCGTACATTGAAGACGTTACTTAACAGTGACGTGGAACAAGAAAATGCTGGTAGCGAAGTACGTGTCGGAAGTATTCAGATTAAAAAGCCAGAAGAGTATGGCACGACTAACCTCCAGATGTTAAAATCTGAGATTGAGATGTTAGAAAACGAGCTTCGTTCCGGTTCTCGAAGCTTCCGAACGAACAGCGTAATGTAGAATTCTAACAGGTTGAATTTACGAAACTTGTAAATTACAAAATATAGAATTTTATACATACTGTATCTTTTATAAAGCTTTCGTTGTAGGTCATAGATAAATAGAAGGGCTTTATTTAAAAATGGTTTCTGCTGATAGTTTACGAAATTTATTCGATTCAAAGATTTTTGACGAATTTGGCTTAGACGCTACGTGGAAGCAGAAACAATCAGTTGATACTGACTGGGATAATCCGTCGGATACAACGTATTCATCCGGCCAGACTATCACAATCGTACCGTATGACACATTCGCACAGCGGATGAGTTTTGAAGACTTCGGTCAGATGGAAAGCGGGGAGACAAAAGCCGCTGTCCGTTATAGTGACGAAGTACAGCAAGATGATTATATCGAGTTCGACAGTAAACGGTACGAAGTTACCGAGATAGAAGACAATTATTTACAGAAAAACCTTATCAAAATTATTACTATGAATAGGGTGAGCTAATGGTTAGACGCTCAACCTTCCGACAAGAACTCGGTAAAGAATTAGACAGTGCGGGGATAACCAGCGATGGTAATCCGGTCTCTATTGAACCGTCTGGCGGTGACAGAGACGTAACAGAATCCCAAGCCCCGTTTATAACACTTAAACCTATCGAAAAAACAGATTTACTTAATAGGTTTGGGGATGATGACTACGAAGCACAAACGATTACACAACAGATATATGTGTATGCACCTGATTCGTTTGATTTAGACGACGTAACTGAGCAAGTGCTTGATAACTTACCAAACAGGGTAGAAGACGCTCATAAAGAAGAAGTAACGGTTACGCACGCATTGTCACCAGCACAGGATGTGAAAATGCATAGCAATACGATAAGTGCTATGTATGAACGAAAATAATGGTTAATGTACAAGTTAGTGTAGACGCAACAGGCGCTGTTCGTCTCATGAAAAATATGAAAGGACGAATAAAACGAGACCAAAAAAAGATAGTTAGCGACCTTTCACGTTTTACACAACAACGAGCAGTTCGTTATGCTCCTCGTGATACAGGACGAACACAGAGCCATATTAGAATAGAAAAGGCCGGGCCGCAGACACGACGCGTTGTAGCAAAAAACCCATCAATATATAGACATAGAGGATTTAATTTGCCTCGATGGATGCACGCTCGAACAGTACAAAGTGCTGGGTATTTCCCTGCTAGTAGTCCAGAAGACCACATAAACACAGGTAATCCAAAATTCATGGATGCCGCACGACGAGACGCTTTGACCCGTATTAGACAGTTGACACAACAGTAATAACATTATAGGAGGATTTTATCATGCCAGCAATAGAAAGAGATGGACTAACAATTTACATCGTAGATACAGGTACTGCTGCTTCTGACTTGGCCGAATCGGACAAGTACAAAGGCAGTGTTACTAACTACTCTCAAAATGGTGGAACACAAGAGTTCGAGACGACTAACACCTTTGGTGGTGACATCCGTCGAACACTACCACGAGAAGAGTTCGAGTTTACACTTGAAGTCACACCAGCTTATGAAAACGAAGTAGAAGAGTACACTTCACTCTTTATGGGTGAAGACGGTACTAACCAAGGTGTCTACACGTCTGCGCAACAAGCTCCGCTCAAGCAGATTTACGTTGAAGCTGATGACGGTTCTAATCCGTTCACACACGCTTTCAACAACGCACGAGCAACGAGCTACGAGCCAGACCATTCGGCTGACGACACACGTACCCTCACGGTTACGTTCAACGTACCACCTCTCACTGAGAGCGGACAGCCAAACCACCAAGTCGAAGCTACTGCAGCTACGGACTTGACAGACTGGAGTTCACTCGACAGTCTTTAGAGTTAAATAGCAGTTAGAGTGACGGGCTTTACCCGTTTTTATTTTATATTCATTACATCATACTTATTATGACGGTGAATATGACAGTAAACTGTCAAATTCACTCGATTTGAATCTAAAATTTACAATTTTATATTCATGACAGATAACGAAGACGAGATACCAGGAATGGAAGACATCGCAGAACGTATTAGTTTTACGGTTTCTGCACGAGCGACAGAGGCAAATAAAAACACTCACAATCGGTTTAAAGAGTCGGCTTGGGAACGAGCTGACGGAGACTATACCGAGGAGCTACGTTACTTGTATAGGGTTGAGGACGAGTTCTCTCGTTACCTTGAACAAGACAGACAAGTTGAACGAGTCCGGCAAGAGCTGGACGAAGTAAAAGGAGAGCTTCACACGCTCGAACAGATAGTTGAACAAGAGCTATCCGAACCAAAAGAACAAGACACTGACAGCGAAGACAACGACGCTTTTTAAAGGAGATTAGATATGGGACGATTTGACGTATATTCTAAAGAGATAAAGATTGAGCACAACGGAACTGATTATACATACGAACTACGACCTGTAGAGGGTAAGCACATCAAGAAATTCTACAGAGCTATCAAGGGATTGCAGAACCTCGAAGAAGGTGACGTTAGCAACCTTGACGAAGAAAGTATGGAGATGCTTCACTTTATCGCTGTAAAGTCACTTGAACATGACGTAAGCGACAGCGAGCGGGAGAACCTTGATAGGTTTGTTACACAACATCTTATGGAACTGGTCGAGCCAGTTATCCAAGTTAACATGGATGTCGATGCTGAAGACATCGATGTGGATGTAGAGGAGTAAGCTTATGCCCGGAAACGGGATTGCTGACTTCGGTAGTCTGGTTAAAAAGCCGGAAGATGAAATACCAGACTACGTTTGGACACTTGATTTTTTTCTTGACAAAGGCGTTTCTTGGCATGAGTTCAAGGAACTGCCGATGCCTTATATTGTTTATATGTTAAAAACGGCGAAGATTAAACAAGACAAACGAGAACGAGAGCGTAAAAAGAATCAGAATAGTATTTAGTCATGGTAGGAGAGAATATTGACATAAACATTCGTGCCTTTGATAAAGCTAGTGCTACGCTCAATAAAGTTCAAGCACAAGTAAACTCGATGTCTTCGGCGGCTAGTAAACAGTTTGCTAATATGCGACACAAGATGGGTCGTTTTGTTCCGTCAAAAATGTTGAACGCTCAAGCCGGTCAGGTTAGTTCTGCAATAAACCAGATGACAGCGCGGTTAGACGGTTTTAATAGCTTACAACGTGTTACCAAAAAACGAACTAACAGCATGATGGAAGCGTTCGACGGTGCTGCCATGGGAATGATGTTCTTTGGTATGCAGATGAAACGTATATTTGGCGGTATTATTCGTTCCGGTATAAAAACGTTTAACAAAGTAATGGGTAAACTTGAGGATACGACAACCAATGCGGATAGGCTTTCTGGTGCTTTCCAGTTTCTTAAATTCCAAGTAGGAAAAGCCTTTGAACCGTTGTTAGGTTTTTTGGTTCCTATTATTGCTAATATAGCTGATTTTGTAAAACAAAATCAAACACTAACCGCAAGTTTTCTTTCTCTTGGAGCTGCTCTTGGCACTGCCGCTATGACGCTTGGAGCCGTCCAACTTGGTTATTTATCTGTAAAAAGTGCATTTACTTCCGGCGGGTTTATTTATGATACTATTTCTAGTTTTGGAAAATTAGGCTCTAAACTAAAAACTGTTAGCTCTAAACTTGGTGGTATAAAAGGAACAGTTAGTAAGTTAGGTAGGACTGTTGCTATAGGATTTGCTATAGATGAAGCTGTTGATGTAGCAAAACAGATTAGTGAAGGTGAATATGGTAAAGCTATTAAAAACGCCCTTGCTACTGCTTTATTTGCTATGGCAGCGTTTAGTCCAGCCGCCCCAGCTGCTGCTTTATTTGCTATTGGTATAACACTAAAACTTCTTGAGTTAGAAACTATTCTTGACGCTGTAGACACTGCAGCTTCTTATACTGGTGCATACTTTGAAAGTGTTTGGGAAACTGTTAGTAACAATATTGGCCAGTTTTTATTTACTACTATAACAGAAAGTATTATTCAAGCTATCACAAAACTACCTCCAACAGTTCAAGAACAACTTGGCTTAGATAATATTACTGAAAGTATGTTTGGTAATTTTGACCAAACTTTTGGTGGTAAATTTAATGAAAATTTTGAAGATAATCTAAAAGAATGGAAACAAGTTCCGGGTATTAAAGAGAAACTGGGGTATGGAGATGTAGAAGATTTACCTCCTAGTTTACGGATGAGCCAGCTCCCCACTTCAGAATTAACAAGTAAAGTACCGTCTGCTGATGATTAT